CCGATTTAAGACAAATCAAACCATCTACTAGAAACGAAGTAGACGATTTAATTGATGATACATTTGATTACTTTTCAGAAGAAGAAGTTGATGAAGAAGTAGTAGAAGTAGTTGAACCAGAAAATGATGTATTTCTTGCTATATCTTCTCCAGAACTTTCTGATTTACATGATCAATATTTAAGATATGGACCTAGTGCTGGTGTAGGCATTAATGCAAATACTCAACTTGTTTTATATATTGATCAAGGCCAGCCTCGTCCTATACCAAACTATGAAACATTAGAAGTAATGTTAGTTGAAAGACAGATTGGTTATGAATCGATTCGGACAATAACTGATGATGAAATAGATTTGTATGGTCTTTATAAAGAACAAACACCTGAAAATCCATATTATGGTGCATTAATTTCCGCAGAAGGTTATTCACTTAATAAAATGGCTGATCGTTATGCAGAATGGAACTTAGATATTAGATTTAAGTCTGGTTATAGGCCTGTACTTCCATTTGTAAGAGACCCGGGAGACTATTATGATGAAAATGGACTTAATGATCTTGGAACGCCATATGATCCATTAGTATATGACGAACAGTCGGCTGTTGAAAAAATGCGTGAAAAGTATGAAGGCAAAATGGTCATATATAATGTTACATACGGAACAGTTAATGATGTCCCAAATACTATAGTTGGAGCTGATATTAACAGTGCAAGAATTATGACATATGGTTATTGGAAATTACCAATTGAGTTAGAAACATATAGAGCATATAATGAATATAACGAAATAGGAGTAACACCGCCTACCGAAAATTGGCATATTAATTGGTTAGATGGATTTAATAAAGCTAACTTTTTAACTCCTTTTCAAGGTCAAGATGGCGGATTTGTTTCTGGCTGGAACGACTTCCCTCATATAGCTGGCGCAAATACATTAGATGTAGCTGAATACACTGAATATTATGATTCAGTTGGAGGTAATGTATTTGAAAAAGAATATTTACAGCCTTATGAACCGCCAGGGTCAGTGCAATATTATTCAGCTGCTGTTGGACAACAATTGCAAGCTGAGGCATTAGAAGCGTTAAATGAGTTAGATGAACAAGTTGCATTACAACAACAACTTGATAGTCTCAAAGAAACGTTACGTACTGATGCATCAAACTTAAAAACAACAATTAGTTCTGCAATATCATCTATAAATACTGACTTTAATGACTACAGTCAAGTGACGTATATGCGAAGTCGTGCTACTACATTAGCAACAGATTTACAGTATTTTTGGCACGGAACTTACGATCATTGGAAGTTATATAAAAGATCATTTGGAAAAGACAGAGACAAAGGAAAATCAAAAGGATTCTTTAGATTAGTAGAAGAAGAGATGAAAAATTCTCATCAAAAAGATGTTGTGTTCGCTTATACAGATTCTTTACAATATTTTAATTGTGCAGCATCAGTAGATGGCACAACAGAAACAACAGGATGTGGACTCCACTGCCGATATGTAACTGATGATGATGCGGTCAATCAACGATTTAGAGAAGCTGCAGACAACCTTATGGACATGGTAGAGTTGGTATTTGGCAACATGGGACTAAGTGGAGGAATGGGTAATATGCCAGGAATGGGAAGTGCGTTTGCGCAAGCTTGGGCAGATATAAAAGAAGGAGTTAAAGATTTCTTTGGTAATATTGGATCTTTCTTTGATGATCTTTTTGCTTCTCTTGGAAGATTCAAATTAAGTGATTTTTATACTGATAATTATTATGTACGTTCTCAAGTTTCTTCATGGAAACCTCAACAATCATGGGGTAGTAGCTTAAGTGGTACTAAATATTTTGAATTGCCATCTAACTCAGATCCAGTATATTATAGTTCTCCTATATATGGTAGTTACTTAACACCATTTGATGAATCAATTGAAAACTTATTAGGGTCAGAAGATTTTGCAAGTACATCAGTTCAGTTGGTAAATGAATTAAGTTCATTGTATACCGATCTTCAAGACATTATTGATAGAATAGATAACCTAGGTAATATGATAAATCAACAAGAAATAGAAAGTTTATCATTAGATTATAATAGAGCCAGTGGTGATTTTGGAGCTATAAGTACATCAATTACAGTTGATTCTCAAGTAACTATGAATGAAGCATTTGATATGATAGCTAAAAGATGGATTGCAAAAGCACATAACACTGTTAATCATATTCGTCAATATTATCGTGGTGAAAATAGAAAATGGTTCATAAGATATAGTCCAGAATCAAAAGCAATCGTTAAAAAGTATTTTCCTAATATTAACGATAATCGATTTTCGGATAAAGAATACAAATTTATCGATATGGAGACAATATAACATGAGGAAGAATAATGTCATTAGATAGGTATGTAAATAAAGAAGATATTTTAGCATCAAATCCGTTACAGCCTGTAACGCCGATTAAATGGACTGAAGAGTTAGCAGCTGCAGGATATTTTAATGAGACAATAATTCCACTTTCTACAACTTCTAATTGGTTTCAGCCAATGCGAGATTCGATTGTTGAGATTCATTTGTATTCTACAAATGATGGTAGTTATGTTGATAGTACACAAGTTCCGTTACGAATAGATGGCCAGACTGATGAAGAGTTAGCTCGAAACTTAAGTATAAAGACAGGACAATATGTTTGTGTATTTAATCCACTACAAAGTAGAATTGGAACATCTGTGCATCCTGCACTTTACATAGAAGAAATTTCAACAGATCGTACTGAATTATATTTACGAGGCCTAACAACTTATCCTAGATATGCAGAAGAGTTGGCTAATATTGAAGATGGCTTTTTATTTGCTCCAGCACATTCATCTATTCCACCCGGCGGACAATTTGATGATGGAGATAAAAATAGAAATACGACCGGTTATCTAAATGATATTCACCAGGATATTAAAGATGGAAATATTGTATTAAATTTTGGTAAAAATAGATTATCAACAGTTCTCGCAAAAAAGACATGGGAAGATCCGGACGGTATCGTTGTAAAATTATTAAAACCACTTCCACCAGACTTAAATGAACAAGACAAGTGTTGGATTAATTTTGAGTTAGCAGAATCTATTGTAAAATTTATTACTTTTGTTTATAATGAAGTTGATAAAAAAGTTTATTTACGTACAGCAAACTTTGATGCAAATGTAGAATATAATACAATAACAGAAACTGATTTTCAAAGTTATTCTCAATTATTAGGAAAGTCAACTTCAACATCGGAAGAAATAATTCAAACATTATTGAGTGGATCTTTTGCAAACAGTCCTATTGGAGTAGATTATTCAGGATTTCAAAATTTTGTATTTTATTCATCGGCGGCCGAAAGATTAGCTAACTTCAAATATAAGTTGCAACAAATTGAACATTATGATGAACAAATTGGGTTGTTATCGACATCGGCATCACAAATACCATCGTTAAATTCTGATAAATTACTTGCGGAAACACGTAAAACAGAAATTAT